CTATTACTAGGTTGTATGCCATATTCCTTTTTTTTCTTGTGTTCTTGTACTTTCTTAACCATAAACTGTTCAAGCCCTTCCAACTTGGTAGCCGGTGATATTACCGCCTTGCGTATGCGCTCACTTGCTTTGTCATAGTTGGCTTTCTCGCTCATGTCGTTTATTGCTTGGATGTATGATGCTAAGTTAGTACAATATATTCCATTTTCACCAAGATTTTCACGCAAGCCCCATGTATCGCTACAAAGTACAGGGATGCCACTACATGCCGCCTCTGTTGCCGTACGGCCCCATGATTCATAGGCCGATGGCATAAGCAGCAAGCGCGTTACCTTATACACTTCCCTTATATCCTCTTGAATAGGCCATACGGTCACGTTAGGCGCATTAGGCGGCTCTTGTACACCATAACCGCCCAATATGGCCAAAAACTGTTTATCGGGCATCTCTGCGGCTATTTTGCCAAGCATTGCAGCCCCTTTGTTGCGGTTGCAGTTGATAAGGGTAATGTATTCAGCGTTGGGGCGTTCTACCTGGTAATACAACGGGTCAACGGGCGGCGTTAACACATAGCCGTCATTCTGGTAGTTCCCATCCCTTTGAGCAACCGGGTTATTATAGATTATTGATACATGCGGGTTGCGGTTAAGTGTTACCTCGTAGAATGTGTTGTGCATGTAAAACAGTATAGGCCGCTCGTGTTGCACATCATCAATAGTGACTTGCGTAAAGTCTAGCGCGGTAGTCACCACATCGGCCCAATGATACCAAATACTATTGCGCGGTTCTACCTTTACGCCGTCTAAGGTATACGGTGTTTGCAATCGCCCACGCATAACAACAACTTCATGGCCTCGCTCAATAAGCCATTTGTGTATCTCGTGCGCGTTCACGCTATCGCCTGCGCGGTAGTCGGGTAGGTAGTTTTTGGCTGAATAGAGGATTCTCATTGGCGGGCATGGGTATTGATTAGCCCTAACAGGCCCATAGGTGTTCATGAATTGCTCAAATGTCATGCCCATAGTGTTTGTGTTTAGTGTCTTCAAACCTACAAAACCCAAACCATATATCCAAAAAAATAGCCCAACGTAGAAACGTCAGGCCCTTAATTAAACACTATGAGAACTGCTAGGTGGTGAAGATACATAACTTTCTACATAATCTAGTAACAAAAAAGCCCCATACAAAAGTATAGGGCTTCTAAGTTATTGGTATTCATTAAGCTAGAGTGCCGTACGCAGCAGAAGTCGCTAACATAAGATTAATTTCCTCCTGGCATTCTATACGAGCAGTCACCAAGTTCTGAACGAAGTTCGTTCCATTCTCGTAACTCAATTCGATTGCCAAACCTTTAACCTGTACGCGCTCAAGGTAGTCACTGTCAATCAACAGAATCTTGTTGTTAGTAACCCAAGATGCAGGTAATACAGGAACACCATAGATGGTTACGCCTGTACCGCTAGCGTTCAAGGTTAATCCACCCGCACCAGAGTAATAACCATTGGTGTAAGTAGATTTAAGCAAAGATGCCATCATTGCATTGCTCACCAAGCCAAAACTAACATTGAAGTTAGCATCTAACTGAGCGGCAACCATGTCAATTATTTTTTTCACGTTATCTGTTTCGCTAGAAGTAACGGCAGTTGCAGCACTTGAAACGGTAGAGAAAAACGCGGCGTTTTCTTTCTTGAAGAAGTCACGCATTAACAATCTTGGTAAGGTGTTCTGTAACCAAGGCAAGCTAGTAGCCATTTGCTTGGTGAAGGTTGCAAAACCTGCCAAGTAATTTTGTACCACTTTAACCTCAGAGAAGTTGTAGGTATTTTCTGCTTTGGTAGAACCTTCGGACTGAACGGCAATGTTATTTGCGTTCACTGGTTCACGGTAGAACACATACAAACCTGTTTCACTGTTTACAGTTGGGATAAGGTCGCGGAAATTCAACTTCTGTGCAGGTTGGATGGCCTGACGGGTTGAATAGGTTGCAACCGGATCGCCTGTAAGGTTGTTCAAGCCCATTGCTTTCACGTTGGGTAGTTCGATGCGGAACTTACGGTCTGAGCGTAACTTGGTAGTCAACTCATTATCCAATCCTTCTTTGAACTGAATACCGCCCAATGCTTCGGCAATACCTTCTGCAATGGTTTGGCTTTTTTCTTGTGGCTTAACGGCTGCTTTAGTAGCAAGTGCGTCAAACTGATCCTGCATTTCTTTCTTAAATGCAGTGATTTCTGCGGCTGATTTACCTTCTGAATTAGCGGCAAATTCGGCCATCTTTTGGTCAATCTGAGCGGTTAATGCACCGTAATCCCTAGATTGTTTTTCTGCTTCTGCTTTAATAGCAGATACCATTTCGGTCATTTTACCTACTTCGGCTAAGATTTCTTTGTTTTCCATTTTACAATAGATTTTTTAGTTTGTGATTGGTTTGCTTGAAAAAGTCCAATAACTCGCTATTCGGCTCTACTGCTTCTGCGGGTGGAGTGATTGCTGCAAGTGCGGTCTTAAGTTGTTGTATCTCGATTTCTAGTCGTGATGCGGTTTTATCGGTGAATGTGCCATTATTCACGGCATGTTCAAGGGCTTCTACTCTTTGTTGGTAACTCTTGGTTATGTCAAGCGTTGGGGTCATTGGATTGGCCCCCCACAATACCGCGCTACCCTCATAAAGTTTAACCTCTTTGATAAGCCTAACGGTTTGCTCTTGGTCTTGCCAATCCGATTTGATGGTGCTGAATCCGATTGAGTGCTGATTGATTAAGCCTGCCATGTACATTTTAAGTACATCCTCACCTGTTTCAGTGTCTAGGATGGGTGTAATGGCTATAAGTGCGTCACCTTCCTCGTATAGTTCAATAGGTTTGCCGATTACGCAACCCATGACGGCTTTGTGGTCAATTAATGACCATATTTGATTCTTACCGCGTGGGCCGCATTCGGCTATGGTCTTGGTAAATGCTCCAGGTAGTATGATGTCACTGTCTAAGTCTACGTTGTTCATGCGTGACCAAACGGCCTTAACCTTTCGGGCTTGTGTGTCCACATCGGCCACCATACCCGTCATGTCTTTATATTCGTATTGACGCATTTGACTTTGTTTTGTCAAATTTACAATAAATGCAACATTGTTGCAAAAAATTATTTTTACAGTAAATATAATGGTGTTAAATTAGACGCCTAAAACAAACACTATGAACCAAAGATTTACAGAAAAGCAAAGAAAAATTGCAAATTTTATCGAGCAATTAACTACTAATTTTTCTAAATACATAGACATTTCTATGTATAGAAAAGAAGAAGCAAAACAAAGAAGTGGCAGGGATGGAATTGTAAAAACAGAATCCTTTATTGATTCTTACAGAAGAACAGTAAAAATTGTATTGGTAGAGGCCGAAAATGGGAATGAATTAGACGAATGGGCTGAGGCACTTGTTAAAGCCGAAGAGCATCTTCAGCAATTAGAAAATGAGCGTTTACATGAATTAGAAACGCCTGACTTTTTTAAGTATGTTTTTTTAACAAATAGAAAAAACATTCAATAATAACTAAGCCCCTTAATTGGGGCTTTTTTAAATCTTCTGAAACACATTCCGCTGCACAAGCCCATCCTCGTACAACTTCCTAAACTGTGATGTAAACTGCGGCCTATATTCTTCAACAGGCACAGGCCTTCCGTTACCGTCACGCATAGGAACGAATGACACCACGCAGCGACAATTGCAAATATCGCCCGCTGAGCCTGACGGATCGCCGGGGAACTGTAACGCATCAAGCGCGGCGGTGGATGGTGGTATAAACGGTTGGTCAAAACCTACTAATTTACCGTCAAGGTGCAAATGGTCAAACTGGTCACGCGGTATGCGGCGGGTGCGGTTATCCTGCGCACTGTTCCACTTCTTCATCACGGCAACACTCGAACCGGCGGCGGCTATCATGGCCCCTGTATTGGATGCCCTCATGCTTTCGGTGCGTACAATCAATTCAGCCCGCATGCGTGTGATGTCGCTAGTCTTTAATGCCCTCACGGTCTTATCTACGCCCCATCCTTCATCGTTGGCTTGCAGCATAACGCGGCGTATCTGCTCAAAGGTTGTTTCTGTAATGGGTTGGACTATTTTATCCATTAGGAAAGTCTCGTAATACCTGCGTATCACATAATCCCACAACGACTCTTCTTCAGCATCACCCTTAGCAACGTCACGTTTAATGGCCTTGCTTGTTACGTTAGCCATCGCAATACCGCCCACTTGGTACATAGCCATTAAAGTGTTGTACATGGGCTGCGTTGGTAGGTCAACAGGTACGGCAATGCCGGTGCGCTTGTAGGCTGCAACAAAGGAATCAATCTGACCTTGCAAGCAATCAAAAATAGGTGCGCGAAATGTGTTCTGCACCTTTAGATTGATAGCTTTATATTTTGAGTAGTAACTCATTATGGCTTGGCTGACGGATCGCCGTATGGGTTAAGTCCTGCAGGTAGGTTTATCGGTGTTTGGATATTCTCGAGCGTAGTCAAAGAACCTGGCACCAAGATAGTGCGCTTGGTTTCCTCGTCCATCCAATCGGGTATCTTTTCGCCCAATATCTCATACCTACGCTCTAAGGTTAGGCAAGACTTTTCAAGCCAATTAACCGTGTCAAGCTTACCCTCTTGCAATTCAGTATAAACGCTAGTATCAAAGTCAATGATACGCCCTTTACCGTTCCAATCCTTCTGAAACTTACGATTAAACTGTTCACGGATGGAAGCAAGGGCAGGGATGGCACAACGTACTGTTAGGGCTTTTTCACCCTCTTTTGTGTTGCTGAATGTCTTGTTATCGGGGTCGTTTAGTAGTTGTGATGGCACTTGGTACACATTGCACAAGGCGCGTAAGTCCATATTCTCAGCGTTCAACAAATCAAGGTCAACAGGCGAAAGGCCCAAAGGTGTGTAGCCTACCTTGTAACCTGTGGCTACTGCTTGGTTAACATTATCAGAACCTTGATTTTGTGCTAATTTCTTACGCAAGCTAACCGCTTCTTGTACAGTTACATTGCCGTCATATCTTTGGTCATCCACAAATATAACACCCGCAGGCCCACCGTTCTTATAGGCCGATACGCTCGCGTTCTTACCCTCGTTAGACCTAGTCAGTACCTTTGCGGCCGCTTGCAATGGTGAAAGGCCATACAACTGAATACCAATTACTGACCATTCAGGGTTGAAGTATTTATCATGCAGAATCTCATCCTTTGTGAACATTTGGATGTATTGCATGTACAATTGATAGGCCGTAATCTCAATAGGGAACTCGTTAAGGTTGGCAATGACACTCATGTACTGTGACGGCATGATGTGTAGGCTATTAGGCATGCCCTCGTTCTTACCGGCTAATATTTTTTTACCGTAGACGTAAGTATTTCCCGTGATAAGTTTAAAGCCTACCATTTCTTCGATAAGGTCGCCCCAACTGTCTTGGTCATTGGGTGCTAATAACAGGTCAGTTATCTTGCTTGGTGTCTTGACTAACTTTAGGGCTGCGTCTTTCAACTCTTGCACCTTATCCCAATTATCAATCAAATCAGGCCGCGCGAGCATGCCTTTGTATTGCTTGTATTTCTTGTCATCCACCACCTCGAACTCCGCCCACGGTGCTTGCTTGCATTTCTCTTGAATCAACCTAACAATACTGTAAACTATATCGTTACCGCAATATCCTTTCTTGACCTGTTCAACACCGTTCTGCCCTTGCCATGTCACAAGGTTTCCGTATGTTGGTAGTGATTGCGGCCCTATGTAAGCCCTTCCCGTGGCGGGTAGCATCTGGGCCGTACCTACTAAGCGGTCAATGCGCTTCTGCAAGAACCTATCAATTATATTCATGGGTTGCGTGGTTTGTATTCAAAGTTAGTCATCTTGCGGCGTCAAAACAAATTTAGGCATAAGTTCAAACGCTTCCCGCATCATTAGGGCATCGGCAAAGTCAGGTGAACGGCCTATTAGTTCCTTTACTTGGTCTTTGGGTAAGACACCTTTTTTCATGTCGCTATCTAGTTTCTTTTGCTTTACTTGCTCTAGTTCCTGTATTATCCATTCCCTTACGCGGTCATCGTCATAGGTGATATACAGTCCGTTTGCGTTGATCCGTTCCGCTAGTTTATAGTAACATTGCGACTTTTGGTGGTCAAAGTTCTCAGGCTTAATGTTACCCTTTTGGTCTTTCTGCGGGTTGGTAGGTGATGGCAACGGTCGGGCATTGTTAACGAACCCCTTGCAGCCGTAGAAGTCCACAACACCACCGCCCAATCCATCCTCGTCTATCAGAATGTCAGACTTGCCGCATCCCATCCGCGAGCGGGCCGCTTCTATCAGTGATGCCGTTGTTGCTAGGTCTTGTTTTTGGTAGAACCGAACATGGCCCCTAAAACCGTTCCATTCAACGATCACAATCTTATCCCCACCAAGCCGCGCCATGTCACCCGTGATGCACTTGCGGCCCTCTGGTACGTGCGTGTTGCTGAATGTGTCTATAATCTTGTTGTAGTCTATTAGTGCTGAAGGGTCATCGTCAAACTCCCAATTCCCGTATAAAAGTCTTTGTTGCTCGTTTAGCGTCAATGACCGTTTAAGGTTTTCCAAATAGCCATCATCTAGCATTTTGTTATCCTCTGGGAATGCTTGCACAAATTTGCGCCACTTTTCTAATGTGTTGTTTTTATGTGGAATGTAATAATCCCTATAAAGAAAGTTTTTTGATGGGTTGCATGTCATCAATAATTTAGGTGTAAGATTGTATTCATTATTACGCCACCTACCTATTGATGCTGCAAGGTTGTTTTTTGCGCCGTGGTCAACCTCGCCCGCTTCCTCAATAAATCCCCTTGTCATTTGGATAGACCCAAATCTGTAATATTGTGGGTCGCTTGGTTGGTAGGAACAATCCAATAAAAATACTTTGCTGCCATTATTTAGCAAAAAGTAACTATCCTGACCGTTAAATTTCCACATGCTTTGCGTTATCCCCCAAATACCAAATACTTCGTGAATAGACGGTATTGTAAACTTTCTAAGGTTGGTAAGAGAATTACGAGCAATAAAATACTGAGTACCTGGATGTAAAAAAGCGTCACCGAAAATAAGTGAAACGCCTAAAAAAGATTTGCCACTACCCTTGCTACCACCGTAAACAATCTCGCTTGTCTCTCTGTCAATCCAAAGCCTGCAAACATGCTTTTGCTTATCATTACCATGTGTATTAAATGTTATGGTCATTGTGGTACGCCTACGTTTAGGAATGTCGGTTGTATCGGTGTATAATGCGGATAAGCCAATGCCCCGTATGGTTGAATGGGCACGCCATGCTTGTACAGTATAGCAGACAAACAGGCTTGGTCATGCCTGTGGTTATCAAAACCCTTGTTAAGGAATGATCCGTTACGGCTGCACTCTATCCATTCGTCAAATACTACTTGGGTTATGGGATGGTTAAAGTCAAACATGATACAACAGGCCATTATCTGTTTTACACCATCGGTATCTATCTTTATCGCTTTAGCTGCGTGCGGTGCTATCCACGGCTTGAGCGGATGGCCTTCGTTATCCCATGCTAGTATGCCATGCGTAGCGCACTGTTCCCACAATGGCTCAGGGTTGGCCATTAGTCTAATCGTACTATCGCACCAAAGTATTTGTTTATAACCCGCTTCAATAGCTTCTTGGATGGCAAATGGCTTGAACTGATAGGGCATGTCTGCATGTTGCCATGATACACCGTATTTTTCGGTTACAGGCCAACTGCCTAGCTTAATGTCAACACCGTAATAGTTATCGCAATATCCGTCAACGCTTCGCATCATGTAGTCATGCGATAGCCTGAACTTGTGTGCGTGCGTGGATTGGATTAAAGCTAACTGTGCTTTACGATAGTCTTCCCTACCTTTAGACGCAACCGATACCAATACTTTAGAGCGCATAGATAAGATTTTCCAATGACCGATATATTTCCCTAAACCTTTCAGGCACTACGGCTCTAATCGCTGCGGCTATCTCTGGTTTGTTATTCCACTCAATGCAAATACATTTCACATGACTAAAGTCCACTTGTTGCAAGATGGTCACGTCCATACCCTCAGCATCAATGCTAATGAAGTCGTAAGGCTGCTTATCCTTGACAAACTTAGTCAAAGTCATAGCCTTAACCTTAACAGGTGTGAAGTCAGTACCTACCCAACGGCTTGTTTCACTTGGTACAATGGTAGCCAATAGCGAAGTATCGCCACGGCCTAAGTGACTACCCATATCTAACAGTTCAACTGATCCGTTTTTATCCGCAATGGCTAGCTTATGCGTCTTTACCTTGTCATTGCCCTTGTACAACATTTCCAACATAGCGTATGCGGTTGGGCTTGGTTCTACTAGGTCGGCTTCCCATCCTAACTCGATTAATGCGCGGGCATTGCTCAGCGTAATACCGTCATTCTCACCGATTGACAGTAAGCGGCCTGTGTATCCGTTGAAGTAGTTGCGGATGGCAATGTCTTCGGTGTTTTGGGAGTATTTGGTCATAGTTTTTCAGTTCTTGTGTTAAATGCTGGTTGAACGTTATTGGGCCAAAATTGTTTATAGTATGTTCCAATGCTTAATGGTTCAACCTTTTTCAATGATGGACTAGTAATTTCAAATACATCATCTCCAATCTTAATAAATTTAATTTTACCGTAAAACACTTCTAATGTATCACTTCCAGCTTTTAAACGTGCTACTTCAGAATTACCGCCAATCTTAATAAGATTGAAATTGTTAGATTGACCTAAATAAATGCCATCTGTTTTGTTTTGTGCATTGCTTTTGATTGCGCCTAAAAGCATAAAGGATAATATTACTTTTTTCATAGTGTTCTGTTTATTTCCCTTGTATAAATCTGTAAGTGTACAAATATTTGTCAATCTTTGCTTCGGTCTTAATCAGCCCCATGTTATGCAGCTTGGTAGCATAGTCAAAGTCCTCTTCACGGTACTTGTTCGGGAACGGTACCTGTAAAGCTATGTCGCGTTTGATAGGTACTATGTGGTTGGGATAGCGTAGGTAAATCTCTTCACCGTTCATTATCTCAGACTTGTACGGCAAGTCTTTGCTTATGTACCATTTCTTAGGGTTGCGTCCGTCTGTGGTCATGATACCGTTGAATACTATCACGTCTGCGTCTTGCTTGGCTGCTTCGAGTATGGATGGGATGTAGTCACTAGATACGCAGTCATCGTCATCTACGAATACGGTATACTTTCCTTTAGCTGCGTTGACTAGGTTGTTTCTCTTGTTGCCTGTGGATATTTCGCCACCGTCAACAGACGTGAGTATTTCCACCTCATCCGTTGCCTGCGCTTGCAAGTCTTTGAGCAGTGCGCCCAATAGTCCTGTGCGTTTGTGGAGTGATGGTATTAGGATGGATAAGACTATCATAGTGTGTTAAGTTTATCTTGGTATGCTTGTGCGGCTTCTATTTCTGTTGAAAAATAACCAATATGCTTGTATTTCCCATTCATATAAATTCTAGCACCCCATCTATTTGTCTTTTTATTAAGACAAACACCTGTGTATTGGCTAGATTTATTTTTTGTCAATTTATGCTTAGATATGTTTTCTCTATTAGTTACAGGTTGTAAATTTTCTATCCTATTATCCAACTTATTACCCTCAATAATATGATCTATTTGCAGATTAGTTTTCCCTATAAATGTTTCATATACTAACCTGTGCACTTTAACTCTCTTCACTTTCCCGTTTTTATACAAAGCTATTTGATAATAACCGCTAGTATCTTTACCAAATTTTATAAATGTATCTTTTTTTTGAATAATAGAACCATTACCACCTATAAAAAACCTAGCAAGGCTTTTTACCATACCAAAATTTGACACCTGATATAAACCTTCAAATCCTTCTACGTCTTTCCATATTTCTGTTTCCATAATAAAAAAATCCCCTAGACAGAAAGGCTCAACCACTAGCGCATTTGCGCGTGGACAATCTGTTTCGGGGAAAGTTTTAAATGTTTTCATTTTAGTGATTGAGCACTTCAAATATACACATTTTCTTTTGGAAATCCATGTTTTTTGCGGCGCAAATAATTTATTTCGTCTTCCCTGTAAAAGGCTTGTGTTTCTTTAAGTAAAGAATCAACTGCTGCCCCAGTCCATGCAGGATGTTGGTGTTTGTAGATATTTTTATTTACGTATTTATATTTTCCTAACATAATAGCGGTTTCCATTTGGTCATTATCTGCCCAAAGGGATTTGTATGTAGGATGGTAGATATACCCAAATCGATCATAGTAAGCCCTACCCATTATCGGTAGTGTAACTAACTTCTCATTGACATACCCATCCGGGAAATGTACCAACTGGTCATAATCCCCACCAAATGCGTTAACTATCTGTTCGTCAAAACCCTTGACAGTAAATTCCATGTCATCGCTCATACCCACAACAATATCCCAATCGGGTAATATATCCATGTCACGGTTGACCGCTTCAATCTTACTAACCTTAGTACCGTAGCGGATAGACAGTTCAGGCCGTTCCCCTATCCAACGCATCATGGCAAAGTTGAACATCGTTGTATCATCCGCGTCCGCCGATATGCGCACATGGTAGGGTTGCGTAGATAGTTTGGCTATGTTGTCAATAGCCGCCTTGAACTTGTCAGGGCGTGAGCGGGTGGCGAATTTGTAGAGTAGCATAGTGTTAGATTATTTGCATTCCAGTTACAGTTATCGGCCCACCGTCTTTGCCGGTAAGTTCTTGTGTAATCTTATCGCCGTATTTCTTAGGCTTAAGTTTGGAAGCTATCCATTTGCGTGTTTCTACCCTCAGTTTAGATCGGTTGGTAACTTCCTTGTTTTCCTGTTCGTATTCCACATCGCCCTTAGTCACGGTCATAAAGTCGTTGCTTCCATCGTCTGAAATATCTATCATTTCCTCGATAAGCATGTCGGCCTGCTCTTCCTTCGCGCGCGTGTACAATGCAAGAAACTCATCCTTTTCCCTTAACCACTTCAAAATAGTTCCTACTGATGGCATCCCATCCTGTTTGCAAATTGTCCGTAGGCTGAATGTGGTAGTAGCTATCTGCTCACAGACTTTCTCTGCGAGTTCTACGGTGTAAATATCTGGTCTTCCTCCTGGCATGGTGCTAAGTTATGAAAACTTTACGAAAATTTTACCGTCTTTGCCAGTAAGTAGTTTCAACTTCCTTTTTTCAAGATACCCCATTCGCATGTAAGTTCTCAAAGTTTGAACAATCTTCAAAGCATCGTCAGAAACTACATGCACCCATTCGGTAGGGTTTAGCGTGTGCAATTTTTTTGCTTTGTCAACAATTCTGTCTTTCATTTGGTCGGTAACTTTTACGATTTCCATAGTTATATTTTTCTCAAATATACTATTTTTATTTTTATTTTCCTACTTATTCGCGAAGCGAAAATCTCTTTATATTTCATTTCATTTCCTTTAATGCTATTACCTAGTTCTAACTACCTTAATAACCTAGTTATAACCTAGTTATTAATATACTCATATTGACGTGTGTATGTATTATAATTATATTGCACACATCCAATTTTACCCAACCAAGAGTACCTGACCTTCTGAATGTGAATTTCAACAATTCCCGTCTCAAAATCCCTATAAACTGTCAATCCGTTGTCCGTTTTATTGTTAAAATGTGCGCTTCCAGAAATGGAATACATGGTGGGAACTTCGTACTTTTTTTGGCCCATTGGCTTTTGCAATTTTGCAGGGTGGGCTATCAAAATTATGTGGATGCCTAGTTTCATGGCTGCGTGTTTTAGCTTGGTCAAGCAGTCGGATATGTACAATGTTTCGGGTGTGCCGTTGGGTATTTTATGCTCAATGTAGTTCCACGGGTCTATCAATAATCCATTTATACCCTTTCTTGCCACTAATTCGGCTGTTTTAGCCAATATCCCATCCAATGTGATATCTGTATTGGAAGTATTTATAAAGGCGAAATTTGAGCCTATAAATGACAAAATCATTTTCATGTCACTTGGGGCTAGTCTATTTTGCGGATCGCGCCTGAAATCAAATGCTTTGCCGCCTATTTTCTCAGCTATCTTGGTGCCATGTAGCGCGGCAGGTGTATTCTCAAATGAACATACTGCCCACTTCCAACCAGACTTAACCGCCGTGTGTGCTATCATGTTGTCAACCCATTCGGACTTACCGTGTCCTGGTGCGCCGGTGACGGTGGTAAACTGGCCCGGCATAAGTTGTAGGTATTCGTCAAAGCCCTCAATGCCTACCTTGGTTCCTTGTGGATATCCGTTCTCGTAGTAGTCCATAATATCGGCGGCAAGGTCATCATGGTTCACTACGCCGTCAATCGGTAGTTCCCGCGCTTGTTCAACCAATAGGGCTAAGGTTGCTTTGCCGTGCAATTTTAACACATCGTTAGCATCCTTGCATCCATCGGGTAGGGTTATTTCATAACATCGGTCTTTGCCCAAGCGGCGGGATAGTTCTTCTTTAAGGGCTTTACCTACGGTGTCATTATCGGTGGCAATGATAATCTTGGTCTTACCTACAAAGTATTCGTAGCAGTTGTCAAGGTATTGCAGGCGCATATTGCCTTTTGGTGTGGTGCCATTGGGAACGCTTACCACGTTGTAAATGCCTGCTTCGTACATACTGAGCGCGTCAATTTCACCCTCTACGATTATACAGGTATCTTCATCCTTGATCGCGTCAATATTGTAAAAGATTAACTCACTGGCTTTGTTTAGTCTAAAGTCCTTTTGCGCCCCACGGTATTTGATGTTGACAAGTTTGTCATCACGGTAATAGTTAAAGCAAAGAACAGGTATTTCCTTTTGCGCCTTTGGCATCCATTCAACGGATTGCGTGACATTAAACCTAAGCAGGGTGTTGTTGCTTATGCCCCTATTTTCAAACCATTCTATGAACTTTGTTTCTAGTTTCTCAAGACGTGGCACTGGTGGCACGGGTGGCGCACCATCTTGCTCTAGTTGGAAATTGTAATGCGCTGCAACAAATTCAACGGCTTCGTAAAAGGTGCAATTGTTTTGCTTTATCACTAGGTCAAACACATCACCACTAAATCCACACCCAAAACATTTACCAAACGTGTCATTGTTTGCCGGTACGGTAAATGATGGTGTCTTTTCATTGTGGATAGGACATTTAGCTTGGTAATTTGTGCCGGCTCGTTTAACCGTTGCAAACAATCCTAATATCTCAGACATTTTAGCAATGCCCTTTAGTTCGTTTATACTGTCTTGACTTATCATAGCACTACTTCTGGCTTTTTAGGTTTCTGATAACGGTTAATCATTCCCTTTTTGCCCCCCTCAGATAGTTTCAGCTTAATCTCTTTGTACTGTTCCATTGAGCGTATAAGTCGTTGGCTGAAGAAGTTGCATTGATCAACGGTGAATAGTCCGTAGTTATTTATGACGGTTTCAATCTTTTCTTTGCTAATATTCAAGCTAAAAGCAATGTCATCAATGGCGTCAATGGGTAGTTTGTTTTCGGGCGCATCGCGTAGCATTTCGATAAGACACCAATAAAGACCATAACCCTCTAGCCCCAACTGTCGGCGTAGTTTGATTATTTTAACATCATTTCGCGCATTGCTGTCATGGCTAAAATAGTAAGATTGTTTTTCCATAGTGTTATTTTATTAAACTGTCATACAATTCAAAAAACTGCTCAGGTGTTGAGATAAATTCGTAGACACCACCTGCTTTACGTTCGCGTTCTTGTTCCTTTAATTGGTATTCACTTGCACGGTCTTTGCCAATTTTTATTTCCATCATTACGCTACGACCCCGTATGGTGGCCGAAATATCTGCGCTACCTTTGCGGGTGCTACCTGGTATCCATTTCTTTGTTGTAAGTATTGCCCCGCTTGGTTGTTTCTCAAGTCCGTCAATCAATCGGCCTGCACTGCTTATCCTCGTTGCGCGGTGTTCGTGCCACATGAGGAACTGACATATAAACTTCGTGAGGCCGTTCGCTGTTTTAACTTTTGGATAAGGCGGCGGCGCGTAGTGACCGTCTTTGTATGCCTTTGGGTATGCACGCTCGAAATTGTATTTATGGGCTGCGTTGTAGCGTTCTTTGGGTGTCATAGTGATAGTTTACCAACACCGCATTTCTCAATGCAAGTATCGCATTTGCCAAAATAAGTTTTTTTATTGAATTTACTAACAATTGCATTTTTTCCAAGAAACTTGGTTTTGTGAATATTAATAATTTCATTGATTACAAGCTGGTTTTTCTTTGATGGCCTAAATACAGTATCAATTACGTTTTCATTTTTTAGAAGCATGTCCTGAATTATTGAGTAGCCAAATCCAGTTACATTTTTTGTATTAAAATCACAAGTGACAACACGCAAAACAGACTTACAATAATTTTTAAGTATCTGGTATTGTTCAACGTTTTTTTCCATTATTGTCATTTCATCCAATGCAGAAACAGAAGTATTAATGCAAATCGGTAGCAGTTTAATTTGTTCAAGTTGGATTTTTGTAAGTGTTTGCCAATGCTTAGTTATAATAACAATTTCTGTTCTTATGTCAAACAAACTAAGTTGAACATCTTGCAATGACTTACATACATCAATTGTGTGCTGCCATGCTTCGGATGGATCACCGCTGCTACCAATACGAACAAAACCTAAAGGTATCTTTTTTACTTGGTTTCTTATTTCTTGCTCGTGTTGCTTATTCCTAAACTTCCTAATAACTGTTGTACCAAAATCGTAGCCGTAAATCTTTGCTGCCCGTGCTGAGTAGCAATCGTTATAACATCCGCCCGGCGTGGCCTTGACACCACTTTGGCAACCCATCGTAGTGTCAAGTATATAAATACCTCGCGCGTTTTTGTTTAGTGTAATATATGGCTCATAGGTTCTCACAAACGTCCAATATTTACATGACGGTCTTTAATCTTAGACATATCCCCTTTGTAAAAAATCAAAATCTTTTGTTCACGTTTTGGAAACTTACGATAGTGCAATGTTCTTTTAGCGTGTGCAAGTCTAGTGAACTCACATTCTAAGTAAACAATTTTGTTATAAATATGCAATCCTTGCTCTTTAAAAAACAATTCGTGTTCAGCTTCGCATCCGTAGTAAGCACCATTTTTATCCCTACTATCACCTGTCATAACAACAAAGAAGCAATTATCATTAAGGGCTTCAATTGCATTTTTGTAACCTTGAAAAAGTGTATCTCTAAACTCCTCGTAAGTTGGCAATGAATTTAATTCACCCACCGGTGGTTTCCCATCGTAGTCAAGATAATCCTCTACTTGGTAGTAAGGTGGGCAAGTAAATACAAGATCGTATTTTTGTTTTGGTTTGAACTTAGAACTATCAGAAACAAGCCATTTTGTATTGTAGAAATCTTGACAAATAGCATTGTTTGCGTCTGCCTGGTTTTGTCTTATTTCACTTGAAAGGTATTCATAGCCGCAATCACCAGTAACAAATCCAAATTGAACACCACCGCCAAATGGATTGTAAACGCGGCATCCATCCAATGGCATAAAGAAACGCAAAATAATCTCACAAGCAACTGGATCAAGTACAGATACATTTGCGTTTAATGATTTTGTCATGTCATTTTTTATCTCACCTGCTTCAACTGTTTGTTTAGCAAGAACAACATTTGCCATTCCAGACTCACCCTGCCATGCGCCCTCACGTGATGCAAATTTTGGATTTTTGACTCCATTTCTTTCACCTGCTGCTTCAATTTTTGCGTTCCATTCTTTTTTCATCTTAAGCCAATCGCCCTTTGTTGAGTTCCAAACGTTTGTCATGGTTGCGTGTGCAAGACGTTTCATTCTTACCTGCTCAAGTTCGCCATGTACCATGTAAGAATATCCAGACAGGTTTAGATATTCTTTAAACCCAATGGCTGCAAATACTTTAGGGTTTTCAAGATCATGTTTTTGTGAAACGGTCATAACCATCGGGTAACCAAATGTGTTTTGTTTTACAATTTCACGAACCATGTCTGAATAGATTTTTTTATCCTTACGGTTTAAATCCATTGCAGATTGAAGTAGGCAAAATTCTTTTGCATCGTGGTTAATCTGGTAAGTAAAAAAGCCCGCAAATTCATCATTAATTTTAAGAATGATAGCAGAATGTATCTGCATATTCTTACGCGCTGCACGATATGCAACTTTGTCCTCTAGGGCTAGTTTTGCAACTGCAACCTCATAGCCTGAGCCAATAACGCTAGTAACGTTTTCAAATTCAATTTTGTCCTCAAATAGTGTTTGTGCTTTCATGTGTTTTGTTTATTTAAAATTAGTAATTCCCCAAATACGCGCCGGGATTATTTTTGCAACTTTGTTGCTTTAATTTGTTCTTTGCGGCAGTCTTTGCAAATCTTACAAGTTTTCCACGCGTCTAATTTCAACATAATATGTGTTTTGTGGGTTTCGTGCTGCTAGTGGTTTCAGTTCGCTGAATATTGATTTTAATACTCTTTTGCGCTCTGATTTAGTATTTGCCTTACCATCTAATCTTTGTATGCGCTCTATTGATCCGTTTATAAAAACGTGAGCGTAAGTATTGTATGTCATGGTATTAGGAATTGCTTTCTACGGTCCGGATTCTCCTTACACTGCACCAACCTATCCGGCAAGAAGTGCATCTGTTCCCACTGCTTCAATGGGTATTCTTTACCCTCATGTAGGATGTACGTTGCGCCGTTCTTGCGTATATCGGTGGTGTTGAGTAGTAGGTTCTTGGTGTGTAGGTAGGCTGCGACTGTCATGGCTTTAGTAATTCAGGGTTTTCGTATATATTGCCTATAAGTTCTCTATCACTAGCATTCCAAAAACTTTTTTGAGTAGCCCATTTTTCTTTGTTATCATAAATAGTAAGTTGATAATGATGCCTACACCATTCAATAGTAACCAAGTGGACTTTCACTTTGTTACTACCAGATTTAGAGCATTTCCATTTCAATATATCCCCCTCATAAATCTCTTTACCGTTCTTATCGTGTAAGCCTGTGAATTGATTAATAATTGAAGATGTTTCTGTTACTGAATTTTCTCTCCAATATGCTTTTGGTTCTTTACCGCTAAAAACAATATCATTTACAGATACCATCTTTTCGCCATCCCATGCCCTAAACTTAATTTCTCTGTTCATAGTTTTTGTTTTAATCGTGTGTAAGTTAAAGGGAGCGGGTTAGTTATTCTTTACCCAGAACGGTTAATGCCCCGCCCCCTGTTGACCTTCATATTACCCTCGTCTGGTCAATCGAGCAAGAATGTTAGAAAGGAAGGTCCGTTGGTGTGTCGTTCAAGTAGTTCCCTTCTGCAATTTTCGCCTGCGGCTTAAACGTGTCCACTGACAAATAGATTTTACCCTGCTTAGATTTAAGCCTTTGCAGCTTCAATTGCTTTTTGCCGTTGTACTCGGTCAAAAGATCGGGATTGTTTTCTACAAATGCGTTGAAGTCATCAATGGTAATGACTAACGAATCAATCACAAAGTCAGGTGCATTTGCGTGTTTCTCAAAGTACCTAATGCCTTCCGGCAGTTTGTTTTCACTCATGGTTTTTAAATTTTAGTAGTCAGGACAGGATTTGAACCTGTATTAACACACCAAAGAATGTACTTATCAATATGTGTTACTCCGCCTAAGCATGGGCGTCTACCATTCCGCCACCTGACTGTATTTATTGTATTTGGTTTAAACGTTTATTAACTATTTCAAATGCCTCATCTCTAATCTTTGCCGCCACATCCAACGGCAATCCGTGAGCAATGCTGCAAATGGACTTGTATAACTGAGTGCGGAACATCGTATCATGTGGCACAATGTCAAGGGCATTGGTTATCTCGCGGTTAAGTGCGATTCGGTATTGTTGGGCATCATTATATATGCTCATAACCTCTTGCTTTAGCTTCTTCAAATTCCTTTTCCCTAGCTTCCCATTTCATCCGATATTCTTGGTCAACTTCCATGCGTTCCAAGTGCGCTTGGTATTCCTTATTCCGCTGCTCGGCTTCGGGCCTTGCAGACGCTAGAGGGGCGGGTTGGTTAAGGCCGTCACGTTCAATGTCTAGGCGGGTAACTTGTTCCATGTTGTTTGATTTTGTATTTTTTAATAACAAGGCAGCCCTCACGATTTGCGAGAAAGGAGTTAGGTTGCACCTGACTGCCTTGCACCCAAAATGCCCCGCACCATTTACGATGCGAGGCGGGTCATAGGGGGAATGTAAGTTACTATTTTTTAGCAGCAGCCGGATATTTCTCAGCCGCTTTTTTGAATGATTCAACAACTAATTCATTGCACCTGGTTGGGGTATCAATACCCGCCCATACTTTCTCTAGTTCGGCCCTAGACTTTGCCGCTTCAATAGCTTTTACGGTTGGTGTCGGATCAATAGGTTTATTACCTACCGCCTTATTAGCGTCATCATCCTCAGCCCCAATGTTGCAAATAGATTGCAGCGCGTAGCGTCTAGCGTAACTAAGGCCACTGCCATGCGATTGCGCGTCATTAGGTTTGGCCGCAATGATTTGTGTAAGGCTGCTAATATATTCGCCAGATTCGTGCAATAGGATTGTTTCTACATAGTTAATGTTATCCACTACACAAGTAGGCTGAATAACGCTAATACCATGCTTGTTAAGGATAGGTAAAGATGCTTCGCGAACACTGTTAAGGTCTGCATATTTAGACTTAAAAAATGGGTTGTTTGCATCCTTAACGGCATTCCCCATTTCAGATTGCGCCTTTACAAGTGCTGAGGCTAGTTTAATAATTGTTTCTGAGCGGTTCATAGTGTTTGTTTTAAATAAATAATCGAATAAGGTAATATACTGCAATCCAGCCAAGTATATTGACTATCATGGTGCGGCAAAGGTTAGGCTCTGTCTGCATACGGAATAATTAATTCGGTCATACGTTGCAGTTGGTTAGCATAACTCATGTATAAGCGTTCACGGATGCGGCTATACTTGTGTTGGAAGTTGGGCGTACCTTCACCGTTAGTCCATTGTTTGTCAATCCTTAAAATTCTGTCACATTTGAGGATGCCTTCCATAATGCGGTTGAGGCGGGCGTGATGTTTGCGCATAATTGATAGTTTTTAATAATTGGGAATGACTCCCACCGTCAATCCCCGCTCCATTTACGGTAGCGGGGCGGCCTGAACTATCAGGAAACAGGAAGGTTTATTTTCTAAAGTCTTTAGATTCGGCAATTTGTCTTTTTACTGAAAATGGGCAATCATTAAATAAGCGGTCATATACATACCCGCCACTTATATACATTACCATCCACATTCTTTGACCATTAAAAAGAGTAGAACTTAGGTAAGCCCCATAATACTTAGCTTGTGACATTTTTGATAGTTTTTGTTGTTATTGATAGAATAAAGATACGTGGATATTTTTATCCGCACCAAATTTATTTTAAACTATTTTTGCAACAGTGTTGCATTCTCTTTAATCATTACCTTCAACCCTTCCTTAATCGCTTTCAGATCGTTGTTGGTGAACGTTACCGGCTTACGGCCATCGGTTCCCGCTAGTTTGTTTCCCCACTGGCGTACGGTCGGCGCGTAGGATGGAAAGAAGCGGGATGCTTTGAGGTATTTAAATATGGTCATAAAAGTCGTCTATTTTAGGGTAGTCATCTGATTCGGTTTCGGTTGGTGCTATGTGTGCTTCATAAGTCAGCCAAAGGATAAAAGCGGCATAACAGATAAGGGCGGCGAGCCATCCGGTGTGTTGAATGAATGAGTAGATCATACAGTTTTGGTTTGAGGTGGTGTGGGTAGGGGTTGCCAATGGGTGACGGTTGCGGCATTAGAATGTGCATAATGATGAGCAACTGTAAATTGGTTTACTTTATAATTGTACCATGCTACAAATGCAGGTTGAGGAAATTTGCCATCAATTCCTTGTATACATAACACCCATTCAGAATCTTGATGTTCAATACTTGTTGCTTCAGGCAACCTTTCCTCCACACTAATCCATCCATCATTGTATGATTCTAGGGCTTGTTGGGCGTTGATTATTAACGATATAGGTACGGTCATTGTAACAGGTCTGCCCATTTCAATCCATCCTTGAATATCTTCTTTTGGGAAATCTAAAAATCCTTTTAGTGCTTCCACTAGCTTTTCTGTTTGGTTCATTTGGTATAGTTTAACACTATTAACAATACAATCTGCGCCACAAGGTATGCGGCAATGATAATGCGGTCGGTGCGGGTGAGGTTGGCTTTCATAGTTTGTGGTTGTGGTTCGTCATCTTCATCTGGTTCCCAATCGCAATGCTCTTTGCATCGTGGGCAAATACCTAAATCGGTTTCGTTGGTGTGGTAGCCGCAGCAGTCTGAGTAGGGCATAGGTTAGTCGTTTGAAGTGTTATCGTAAGTCATACCAATTGCAGGAAGTGTAAAAAACACATACATAAACGCTGCAAATCCTTTACCGAATGGGTCTGTAATTATACCGTAAGTAACCCAATTGTAAAAGCCCCAATAAACTAGGGTAACTGATAAACTTACAAATAGGGCATATTTTTGTTTCCGTGTCATAACTTAAATTTTATAAAGTTGAATGTTAAAATAATCAATCCTTAACTTCCTATACTCAGCGCATAGGTCTTGGAAGTCATCTATCTCAAACCTGAATGACGGCTGCTCTGGCTGCCTGTTGTTCTCAGCGGTGAAGAGTATTTTGCCGCCGTCTAAGAGTAGTTCTGCGGCTTCGGTAAAGGTGATGGGGGTGCGCATAGTTATAGGTTTATTGTAATTCAAAATAAGTTCCCCATTCCATTTTTTCATCACTAGAAAGACAAGTCATTTGTTCACAACTTTCTTCATTTTCTTTAGTTCCAATAAAAATATCAAAACCATATTTTCTAAACCATTCTGAAAATAGTTCTTGTTGTTCTTCACTGTCAAAGCTGATTTGTACTAAAGTTCCCATTTTAATTAAATTTAAGGTTTATCAATTCGTTTTTTTCGTATGTTTTTAAAGCTGAATACGCTTTATCAAAAGACTTGTAAGGTTGACCTTCCCAAGAGTTATAACCTCTAGTTGTGGTAAACCCCCAAAGACCGTTACAATCTTGTTCAATTGTTGCAGTTTCTTTTAAATTAGAATCTAGGGAAAAAACGATTTTTGTAGTTAGAGCGTTCATAGTGTTTGTCTTTAATACCTCAAATTTATTTCGGATAAATTTACCCACCAAATATTTATTGATATTTATTTTTGCAACAATGTTGCATTTATTAACTTTACCCTATGGACATAGAGCAAATACTACGCATATACATAGCCGAAGCCATGCCGCGCATTACCAAATGTATATTTGAGGAACAAAGGGCCGAAGATAGACGTAAGGCCCTGCTTGCTAAACTTCTGGAATTGTATAAGGTTAAACCTTAGCAATAGAAGTTGTGTTTGTTCTTTTGCCATTTAACATACTTACTAATACCGTTCTTGGCCTTTTTGCATATATAGCCGCTTCTATTATTGTATCAAAATAAATGTCATTTTTAGTACAATAGCACCTAATTTGTTTTGGTTTTACTTTTATCATTTTAGGATTATTGCCACCAAAAAACGGGTGATCTTTACCTTTTAATCTAGTATTTAAACCATTTTCATAAGCATGGTTGTTATTTTCTTTATACGTTGCCCATTCTAGGTTGATTAAATTGTTATCATTTTTAATGCCATTAATATGATTAACAGTTATTTTGTTTTCAGGATTATCCAAAAACGCCTCAGCAACTAAACGGTGAACAGTTATATTTTTCCCTTTTTGATTTTTACTAAGCCTAACAGTCAAATAACCAATTTTAGTTTGATATTGCTTCATGTAATGTTCTGGCCTATAATTTACTGCGCCAAAACCGCCAATACTTGTTCTAGGATATGCTTTTACATTTCCTTTGTTTGACACTTGATACAGGCCCTCATAGCCTTTAACGTCTTTCCAAATTTCCATAAAAATAAAATAGGCTAAACCAATTAATCCGCTGCAAGACGAACTAATTAGAATAGCCTAAAAAAGTTATTAAATTGTGCTTGCAGACACAATACAAATATACTAAACTTGTAGCAATTTTATAAATAATGCGCTACCTAATTGCTTACTAACTGCATCTTCATCAAAAACACCATCGGCAACATATTTCCCTTTGGTGTAAAGATTACTACCAGCCCACAAATAAGGGCTATTAATACCTTTGTAATGGTAGCCCCAACCGTTGTATTTTTCAAGACGGTAAAGCATTTCCTCTAAAGTCCAAGATTCTTTTTTGTCATATCCTTTCATGGTAAGGGCATCCACCGCCGATTCCAAAAACGTATATCCTGTTGCGTTCTTTGGCGGTTCAATTGGCCTACCCGCCGGAACTAATACAGTGCGCTTGGTCAACGGATCACCATTATGTAAGTGCTTATTAAAGTTCAATGAGCATTCCATGTTATGAATACAGGCAATAAAGTACCACGGGATAAGTCCGCCCATTGCGTCAGATACTTCTTGATAGCGTTGCTCATTGCTTCGCATCCTACCCGCCACAAGATTAACCTCTACTTTAACAGACGGGTTAATTTCCATTTGTTCAAATAGGTCTGTGTACTGATTTAGTTTTGCTTGTACGTTCATATCTTATGGTTAAAATCTTTAGCTAATATTTTCCATGCCCTTTTGCACGTGCCGCGGTAGTAGTATTGAACACCTACGGCCTTGGTTCGGTTTAGGATGGTGTTGATGGTGGTCATGTATTAGTAATAAAACGGTATATAATAGTTGAAGCTATGTATAAAAGCAATAATCCAAGAATTGCATATCCAAAAATTAAAGAAGGATACATTGCATCGTCAAGAAAATTATAAAACCGCCATTTTAAAGAAATCTTTTGCTTTTTCATAACGGCCTAATTTTAATAACTATCCAAAGTACGATACCTATAACAATAGCCACACATAGCGATAATAGCCAAATAAGTAGCCTTGTTGCCCTTTTCTGACTCTCGGCTAGTGTTTGTCTTAGTTGGGTATTTACACCGTCTAATTTAGCCGATATTAGCTTATATCTTGCAACACTGTCTTTAAAGTCATTCACCAAACGTTTATCAACCACAACGGCCATAACGGTATCTGTTCGGTGCTTGGTTATGGTAATGGTTTCTCTCAATGTGTCGGGTGTTGCTGCTAGGGTATCGGTGGTATGAGTTCGCACCGTGTCAATCAATACCAAAGTTTCGCCAGGTGTGGTGAGGATGGTTGTATCATTGGCGCAAGGGAAAAGCGCATGGTCTAACGTCACCGCGTCAATCTTAGCCTGTTCGATGCGTTTCTGGACGTTGCAGCCGCAAAGCATAGCAAAAATAATAATACACAATGCTACCATTGCCGTATATGCTGCGCCTTGTCCGTCGTTGTATTTTCTCATGGTGTTTATTTGTAGTCGTTTTCATTAGGCCATTTTAAGCCATACCAATTTTTTTTATTAGCACACATCATATCGTCATAAGAATATTTTTTATGTACTTCCCATTTATCATTATCAATCCATTTAATTCTAATTTTATAAACTTTCTCATTCCTAAATAATTGGTAAATACTATAAAATAAAATAATTACCGATACTGATAAAAAGATAAATCCTAATACCTCTAAAAAGTTTGTCATAGTGTTAAGTTTACGGCTAACTTACAAACCATTTCCCAAACTACCAAATCTGAGCGCAAGCGAACCCCTTATTTAGTTTAGTTTTATTTAGTTTACTTTAATGCTATAAGGTAGTTGTAAGCTAGTTAGCTCGGATTGGTAGGCATTATGAGCGTCTATTTCATTTGCAAATAAACCTAGATTTTTATTTTTCCCATTAATTTGTATTTTTGAATACCATTTAAGCCTTTGTTTATGCCAATAAACACCTGTATATTTACTAGCCTTTTTTGTAGTTAAAAAATATTTAGTAGAATTTTGTCTTTGTGTCAAAGTCTGAAGATTGAGTAAGCGGTTATCCCATCTATTTCCCTCAACAATATGATCTATTTGTAATGTTGTTTTTCCGTTAAATGCCTCATAAACTAACCTATGTATTTTAAATCTTTTTTGTATGCCATTTTTAGATAACAATACATTATAGTAGCGCCTACTATCTAAAACTGGAGATAAAATTGTTTCCTTTTTAACTCTAACACAACCATTCCCACCTACCCAAGTTTTTGGCAATGACTTAATTCTACCCAAATCACTAACTTGGTACAGTCCTTCATAATCCAAAACGTCTTTCCAAACTTCTTGCATAACCATAAATTAAAAAGCCTTTCACAGATTGGAGGTTGCAGCTCCGCACTGTAAAAGGTCTTTAATATTTTTGTTTTGCCCTGCAACGGCAATGCAAAGATACTATTTTCTATCTGCTTTATCTTTTAAAATCAATAAAATTTCTCTATTATCCTTCTTGATATCTTTTATATCTTCTTTTGTTTCTGCTCTATCTTGCTCTAATTGCCCAACACGAACCTTTAGGTTTTCTGTTGTGGACGCTTGTTTAGCTGCATCTTCACGCATTGATGTATTCATCATGCTTGTAAGCGTTACTAAACTTATAAATACCGCTACAACGGCTATTATTAATTGCCAAATTTCAACGGGTTTTTTCATGTCTTGGTTATTTTCGGTACTTTCCATACATGATACTTCCATAAAGGGTGATTGATAGATAAGAAACTAAATACAAGGCTCCCGCATGTCTGTGGTTGGCCCAATACAAAGTTAGGTCAATGACCCTAAATATAAAGAATGCTAGTATGAAATTTGCCCAAAAATGTGAGCGTTTCCGCTCTCTACACCACCAAACAGACAAAAACACAATCCATGTAACACCTTCGGCGGTGTCTTTGATATACCATTGTATATCCTGCTTCAAGTCAATAAACCAAAACCATGCCCGCTCATCTAGGTAGATAGAGCCAAAAAAGCCATGCAACTCACCCATAAACAGAGTGAGCAGCATAACCACTGGTAATATGATTGATTGCCTTTGCATTATTGACCTGGTTTTGGTCTTGGTTTATCCGGATCGCTTGGTGCATCTTCATTCAAAGGTTGCACCACCTTTGCAGGTGTGAAAAAGTTCTTTACAATGTAAGCCAATCCCGCCGTGATACCACCTGCAAGGATGTGCTTCCAATCAAAGGTCAAAATACCTGCGTTCAATGATTCGCTTATAGGGGTAATGATGGCCCCAATAGCGGCAACTAATACCCCTTTTAGGGTATCTTGCCAATCAATCTTGAATAGTCCGCTTGTCTGTTTCATAATATAAGCAAATTTAATTTAAAAAAATATGTGAAAAACACCGAAATTTTATAGGAATATTATTAATGCCGCTAAAATTAACGCCCACATTATTGCTATTATTTTTTCTGTCTTTGTCATTTGTTCTCTAGCGCAATGATGCGTTTTTTAAGGTCATCAATGATGGCTTGTTGCTCTTGTATAGCCTTTACCAAAGTCACATAAATGCCATCAGACTCAAGACCTAACTTTTTTTCTTCAACATTCTTACCGTTTACTTTCTTAAATACAGAAAATTCTCTTACAACATCTGGCATTATCGAACGAACTTCTTGAGCAATAAAACCATATTTAAGGCTTGATTTAGTGCTATCTGAATTATAGTAGAACGTCTTTGGTTTTAGTTTCAATACTTCTGCCAAACCATAGCCCAATGGCTTGATGGTATTTTTTAAAGTGCTATCGGATGGGTTTGTATTGGTTAGAACACCCGCATTTGTGTACAGTGTTCCTGTTCCTAACGCATGGAACTTGCTAGTAGTAGCATTCATAGTCAGTATATCAACGGGTGTACCAAATGACCTAGTTCTCACCTTTACTTCAGCCGTTGCGTCATCAAAAGTATTTTCTAAATAAAGGGCCGTATTTCCCCCGTTACTATAAATCAATCTACCCTGCAATGCGGCAGTTCCGCCTATTCTTATTTCACCTGTTGCAACGTCTGCACCTCTTATACTACTCCACCCCCAAAACTCCCCTTGTGATTCAGTTGAATTATTCATGATAACCCTATTGGCGTAACTGTTGCCGCTAAATAAAGCGTTACCTGTGACGTTAAGCGGGTATGTTGCATTGTCTGATGCGCCATTGATATTAACCCTACTTGATGTAGTAAGTATTGAACTAAATGTCTTAGCCCCTGTAATTGTTTGCGTTCCTGTTAAAGTGACTGCATTGTATGACCTTTGATAAGGGGATAGCATTGTTGCGGTATCGCTAATCTTTAATTTTAATGCCCCTATACTATCAACATACCCCTTATCAGTAAACGACATAGCCGTGTAAGATGCAGAACGGTTAGCGTCATATCCTGCAAAGCCGTAGAACGTAGCTGAACTAGAACCCCCTGCCCCGAATTGAGCAATCTGTGTCCAGTTATTAGCATATAATCCTACCCCCGCACTTGTACCCGCTTTAAGCCTTACAAGTACACCCAATGAATCGTTAGGAATTTGACTAGCATAAGCCAATGCCCTAGCCGTTCCTTTATATTTGAACTTTAGTGTACTGTCTGGGCTTGCATATAATACAAGGCTATCCACCGTACCAAAGGCCGCGTCTGACTTGGTACCCAAGCCAATACCATTGACAAAGCGGGTCTTACTCCCTGTTGGAGTGAACTGTGCGGATGCTATCCCGCTAACTAGCAATAATAAGAAAAGTATTAACTGTTTCATGTAGTAAAGTTAGGAAACTTTTGTATATTTGCAATGCTAGTTACGATAGCAATAAAGAAATTGAAGCCTATTCTATTAAAGTGTCGTAACCGCTTTTTTGGGATAGGCTTCACTATTTTAACAATATGACAGAAATTTGGAAAGATATTCCCGATTATGAAGGCTTATACCAAGCATCTAATTTGGGCAGGATTAAATCATTAGCAAAAAGTTGGGTAGGTGGGAATGGTGCTTTAATGATAAAACCTGATACAATACTTAAAGAAAATGCAAATAGTTGCGGTTATTTAAGTGTTAGTTTACGCAAAAATGGTAAGGGGTTAAGTAAAACAGTTCACCGTCTTGTATACGAGACTTTTAACGGTAAAACCAATCTTCAAATTGACCATATAATAGAAGGCAATAAAACAGATAACAGACTTTGTAATTTGCAAGCAATAACGTTAAGGCAAAATGTATCTAAACATAGGTTAACAACTAAAAAATCTAGCCAATACACAGGCGTTAGTTGGGATAAATATAAAAACAAATGGTCAGCATGTATTTCTATTAACTGTAAAACTAAACATTTAGGAAAATTCACATCTGAAATAGACGCACATAACGCATACCAAAATGCACTTAGCGAAAAAGAAAATTACACCATTCTAAAGGAACTAAAGGATTACTAGCATCCAAATAAATAGTACCTGTTGTTCTATCTATTTTCACTTCTGCTCCCGTTGGTGTTCCCGTTTCAATAATATTAGTGCCATCAATTCCGCCACGGCTAAAATACAATAGTGCATTGCACCCGATTAAATCGGAAACGATGAAACTTGTTTCACCGCCAACGCCTTGATAATAAGTTTTGTATGTCATATCTGAACCTGGATTAGGTGAAATAGGTGTAGCCGATACGGTATAGGACCCTGTTCCTTGTAGCGTGGCATTGGTCACGGCCATACTATCGTAGGTGCCTTGTATGCTTATGGATGTAAAGAAAGCATATCCAGAATATACGGCAAAGTCTTGGCCATTGTCAACCATAAACGATATGTAAAACGATTGTCTGTTCTTTTGATCTGCCAATTGTCTAATGTAGGAATAATCCCCATTGATGACAAGGCCCTCTACTGACATTTCCCATCCAAGCATATCGGCCTTATACTCGTTCCAATAGTTTGATTGGTAGTTGGTGACTTCCTTTAGGCTTTGCGTTGCTTGGAACGTACAACTACGCCCACAGGCAAAGGATATTTGCCCATAGGTTGCATCATCCTTCCACATTGTTATATTTGAACCGTTGACGGGTGTACTCATAAACCAAAGTTAAGTTTTTTGAATTACAATGTCCGTTATGTCCTCAGGTATTTCCGTGTCGCTTACTTGCAGCCATGTGCCACTCCATTCATCATCTGTGAAGTTGATACGCATATTGCCTACGATATACGGCAACCCCTGAACGGGCAATGTGGTTGTACCGTCTTGGAAGTAGAACGTATTGACGGGTGACAATGGCCCCGCTGCCCCAAAAATGCTCATTATAGTGCCTTGCATGTTTATCTGCGCGGCTGATTGGATGTTAATGTATTCTTGCAGGATAAGACGCGGAAGGTTGGTGAATGTCGTTGCCGTTCCATACCTATACCATCCTGTCCATACTGACGGCTGCGTAGGTTCGTATATGTTCTCGCGTAACATAGAACCTACCTGAGAATAGATATACTGTTGCATTCCTAGCTGCATCTCCTGAGTGCGCTTGTATTGGCTTAGGAAGTCAAAATAACCGCGCGCCTGCTTAAAGTCGTTGCTAGTTTCAAACCTCATTGAGAAATTGCCTACGGTTGCCTGTAATTGCGTTGCAGGGTTGTTAATCCTAAACTCTAGGTAAATATTACCACTTACAGGGCTGCGCGGCAAAGTCAAAGTTTGCGTTTGCCTACCTGAAAGATAAGTGCCACCGCTTTCAATGTTCACCCAAATATAGTTTGCCGGTATTGGTGTGAATGTTTTCCAATCGCGGTCTTGGTTCAATTGATAGTAACCCAATCCACCATACTCATATATCTCACAACGCATCTGCAATATAGGATTGGTTGTAGGTGTTAAAACTGTATCGCGGTAGTCAAATGAAATGGTTATTTTGTCGTCTTGGAACACATTAGCCACACTAAGCGGCCTTATGGTTGTTGATGCTGCGCTTGCCCCTGTTGACATTTCTATGTAGAATGTACCATCTATCTCAGCCGTTGACATACTTCCCAACGTTGGCACTGATTTGCTCCAATTATAGGCTATCTCATCCGTTGCCACGTTTGGCCGTCTAAGGTTGCCATTATCAATCAAATTAGGCGCATAAGTAAATGGGCTATTAATCTCAATGACTGGATAGCCTTTGCGAATAATCTTTTGTTGGTCACCGTTGACAAAGTAATGCGCTGCGCTGCTAGTGTAAGGCACCACGGTGCGGGTAGCATCACCACTAAACAATCCTACAAATGTACCGTCTTGCAAATACTTGAAGCGGCGCAATGTTCCCGTTGCCGCGTCTGTGGTATTGACTATCCAGTATTCATTATTCGCTTGGAATATCTTAGCCCCAAAGTCGCGGCAAATAGTTGTTAGTACCGTATGGCAATCCTGCCATGTAAGGTCGGCGTTCTGCCAATTGCGGCGGTAGTATTGAATCTGACTAAATACGTCTTGCGATTCATCCATGCCGCTTGCGTATATGTTTACGGCAATATTCAACCCAAAGCCGTCTGGTAGTTCCAACTTGTTTAAACACTGCAATATCACTTCCAATAGCGTTTGCGTTGTATTGATATCCACCAATACGGCCCCGTTCTCGCTTGACGGTGTTGGTGTGGCATAATTCTGTTCGTAGGGTATTGACTTGAGCATACCCATGCCATCACTAAACGGTAGCTGCAAGAACGTGCGGCCTGTATTAAAGCCCAATGTAGCTGAATCGGTTAGAAGATACCCCTGGAATATATCATAAATAGTATTGACCGGAATGGTTGTACTGTCATCGCCTATCTGATAGGAATACGCTAAGACGGTGTAAACCTTTTGGTAGCCTGCGGTAAATGTATAGTTTATCGCACTAATAGCGGGCGGGTCTTGCGTAAAGTTGTCAAAAATAGTAGTTCCATCCTCTTTAATAATCAAACGCCATCCCGCGCCTACGATGGGTAGTATTGGCGGCAATGGTGGAAATACGGCTAATTCAATCAATACATTATCCGTAGCATTAACTTGCAATTCGCCTTCATTATTGAAAAACTCAAACACTTGGGATTGCCCGTTAACCTTTATTTGGATATTACAATCTAAATATTCAGGATAACCCGTTTGGTAGTTCTTCCATAAAATAGTAGACTGCGTGTATTCAGGTGCGGCACCCGCTTTTAGCTTAATATGGTATTTCTTGTCATTTCTAGTAGTCAAATCGGGTATTGTACCTGTAAAGTCCGTAATGTCTAGGATGGCCGTTAGGTCGCTGCTCAATACAGGTTCAAACGGATCATCACTACTAGCTAGAACGTTCTGCTCAAATGGCCTGAACCCTGCGGCAATGTATTCCGATGGGCCTGTGTAGTCTTTTTCATAGATATAGGCCGTGAATAGCTTGCTTGCTTTACTATATGCTTGGGTGGTGTATCTTAGACCGTATGCCATACTGCTAAGTTAGTAAAAAAGTATGGGACCGTCAATGAGAACCGCAAAAAACTAGGGCAAATGCAAGGAAATGGACTATTCCTATAATTAGTCGTTATGTTAAATAACCACGAAAATATTTAAGAAAAAAGGCTCACGCTTCTGTAAAGGAGAAGTATATTAGAGGGAAATAAACACTATGGGAGATAATCAAAACGCAGCAGAAATTTATAAAAGCACATTGTCAAAAATGAAATTTGACAAGAAAAAAAAGTTTTATTTACCTATAGGATTGGCATTAATTCCAATAGTTATAGCAACCCTTTCGCTTTGGCTACAATATAAAACAGAATCAAATAAGCAAAAAACAAAGATAGTACAAGATACAATACAACTCTCTGCACCCGATAGTCAGAAAAAAACAAATGTAATTGGTATAAAAAAAGACTCCACAAAGAAGCACTAGTTTGGCTCGTTGCTCTCGCTTCGCTATTCTTTTTTTTCTTAAATATTTTTGCCTCGCTCAAGGCCTTCAAGTTAATTAACATAACGCGATACATTATAGGATTAGTCCATACCTCTAGTTTCCATTTGCCCTAGTGCTTTCTAAATGCTAAACACAAAACCCGCCCGATTTAGAAAGCAGTTTTTTGCGGTTCTCATTGAGTGCTAACTTACAAACTATTATTGATACTACCAAATTACCCCCTACGAAGGTTCAAACTATAATTAGAACGCTGCAAAGCTAGTACAAGGTCTTGACCGCGCGCCACAAATTCGCCGCTAATATTCATATCCTGACCGCCATTAGAACCCATTGACTGAATAGCCCCTGCGTTCATGCTATTACGCACAAGGCCGCTCATCTGCGCTGGTGTCAATACCGCCTCAGTACCGTGTAAAAGTTCCATGTGGCCACCTTGCGGACCGTATGATACCCCGCCCTTTGCGAAGCCGCCGCCTAATAGCTTACCAAATATTTTAAAGAAGCCACCGCCCCCGGCTGCGGTACTTGCGCCACCTGAAACAACGGAAAGGATGGCACTAAATACCGCCGCTTTGATAGCTGCTTTTGCTATATCGGCTGCAAGGTTTTTAAACATATCTCCCACCGCTTCGCCTATTGATGTTCCTTTTTCTAAAGCAGTAAATAAATTATCTATTTGCGGCCCAATGACGCTCATAATCTGTTCAGTCTGCATTAATGCGCCGTTCAAATTATTTACAGGTTCAGCTAATTGATCTTTCTTTAATCCTTTGTCCTCTAGTTTTTGAACACCTACAAGACCGGGCGTTTGAGTGTTCTTTTTTTCGCTGCGTATTACTTGACCTCTTTCAATAACTTTTCCAAACTCATTAAATGCGGGCTGCAAAGAAATTAATTCCCTTCCAAACTCACTTGCAGCGTCACCGCCTTGCTTAAAAAAGTTCTTTAAAGTATCTACATTTAGCTTGTCTAGTTCTTTCCTAAACTCACTAAATGACATACCGCCTTCCATTAGCATTTGTACAAGGCTGCGAATATCTGCCTTGTATTGTTCTGCTAGTTTGGCAAGTGGAGATTCTTTTACTTTATCTTCTTTAACTCCATTAATACCTTTATTCCCTTCTACCCTTGCAGTTTTTAATGCAAAGCCATAAATCTGTCCAGATAGTTGTAGTTCTTGGGTTCTAAGTAAATTCTTTTCCCCTAAATAATCTAATACTTGCTTTTCGCTTTTCCCTGTTAATTGTACAATCCTTTGTACATTTTGGATGCTTTCAAAATAACTTCCGCTAGTAAGTTTTTCTAATTCTTTTAGGCTTTTAGCAGGATTGATAAAAGCCTGCTTACCACCTTGCATAAAAGCATTATTGAGGTTATTAGATAACCTTGTAACTTCTGCAAGTTTAGCCCCTAGTTCCTCAATTTTCTTAGATGCAAGTTTAGCCTCAGCAACCCTAAAGATATTATCCGCGTATAATTGATAGGCGTTTGCAAGGCCTGTAATTTCGCCTTTTTCAATTGTAAGGTTGCCAAAGTATTCTTTAGAAATACCTTGTAGTTCCTCAATTATTTTTTGCTTTTGCTTTAGTGATGTAGTCTGTAAACTATCGGCTGCAATGAGGTTCGCAACGGTTTTAATAGACTGAGCAGCCTCTTTATTGGCCTCAAGTAAAGAACGCCTATAATTGTCTATTTCTGTTTTTGCTTCTTCTGTTTTTTTCTTGCTATCAAATAGCCTGTCACCAAACAAAAGAAATGCGCTCGAAGCAATAGAAACTGCAAGACCTAACCCGCCTGCGCCTAACATAGATGCACCAAGTGCTTTCAATGCCCCACTCGTTGAGCCGCTTTCTGCCTTTAACCTTTGGAACGATTCAAGTAATGGGTTCAAGTTATTCTGAATACCCATGAAGCCAAACGGTAAATCCTGAGCAACACGGCCCACGTTGGTTAGGGCTTGCGCTGCTTGGTTGCTACCTTTGGCAAAGTTTTCCGTATTTTTCCCTAATGGCGCAATGGAATTATTTAAAACTTCCATTTTTGCCTTAGTCTCAGATAAAGCCTTTTGAAGCCTTTGTAAAATTGTTGGGTCAGTAGATTTTTGTAATAGACGTTCAAAACTTTTAACCTTTTCGCCCATTTCATTCAATTCCGCAATAGCCTTCGCATTATCGGCGGTAATGACTATCTCTAAAAACTCTTTAGGCATGGGTTAATTTTTTGACGTATATAAAGCTACTGTTTTTTTGAACTGATCCATTGAAATAGGCTCGCCCCTGTATTCTGGTTCGTCGATAGGCAACGGGTGAAACCTATCCTCTTTCATCTTTATTTTCTCACTGCTACCCATGACATAAACCATGTAGGCCAATCGCCTTGTCCTAGCCCATTCGTTTAACTCTTGTCTTTGGTGGGCAATGGAATATATACTCCAATCCCGCCAAGTCATTTCCCAAAACTGCTCAATAGTCAATCCACATTGCACGGCCTGTACTAGCACGTCATCCCACGTTAAGCGGGTTGGCTTTCGCTTTTTTTTTCATCCTTAGTATCGCCCGGCAACGGTGTCACGTTGTTAGTTGTTGCCTTAATAACGTAGTTGAAAAAGTCCACAATAGGCCCATCGGTTGCTAGTATGCCCCCGCACTCGTCTAGCCAATCGCCATAATCGTGTTCGGTATATTCTACCGGCCCACGGTTGGCACTCTCGGCTGCGGCCTGCAGGAAGATGGATATTTTCTTGAAGTCAAAGGATGCGCCAAGTAGTGAAGTGAAGAACTCTTCCAATGGCAACGGATTGCCAGGTGTTCCCGCCAGTTCACATGCTCGGCGCATTGCCCATGTTCCCCATTTTAAGGGGATAGTTTTGTTTTGCAGTTCTAGGTTAAACATATTAATATGTCATTGTTTGTGTAAATGGTGGCGCAATGTTTCTGAATGTGATGCTAAAGGTTTGCAGTTCGTCAAACGGTGCAACAAGTTCAAACTTAGTGATGAAGCATGTACCACTGTACACCACATCGCCACTTGTAGGGCTTGCCTTACCGAACTTAACGGGGAACTGTACCTTCTGGGCAAACAGGTCATACAGTTGCGTGTAACCGTTTACGGTGTTTGCGCCGTCTTGGTCAATAGCGTTTCCTTCGCCTGTGATGGTATCTTCAAACTTACTACCGGGAACCCATGAGTTACCGCATTTGCTTGAAGCATCCAATTCGGTAAGGGATGCGCTTAGGGTGTTGGACTTTAGACAAGCCATTGGTACAAACGTGCCAGAACCTGTTCTGTCAATTAGTACAAGAATGTCAGATCCGTTAATTACTGATTGTGCCATTTGTGTTGGTTTTTATTGTTGTTGTAAAACTTTATGTTCAAATCGTATAAGCGTTCTAAAAATATTATCTGTTGGGTTAATACCTGATAAATTAAACGTTGACACCCTAGTTGTTGCTACCTGAAAATCTGGTGAGCAGTTAGGGTTTGCATTCTGATTAATCAATCCAAGTATTTGACTTGCTATGTCCTCACTATCTTTGAAACCGAAGCTACCTGTCTTTGCCACTATGTCAATAAGCAAAGAAGCGTCAAACTGTGACATTGTTTTGTTGGCCGTCTGATTGCTCAGGCGTTCACCAAGTACAATGTATATCGGTTCACTCGTTGCCGTTGGTGGTACCATGCCGTCATATATCTTCACACTTGAGTAGCTGCCATTGTAATATATGGCCCCATTGAGCGTGTTGTAATATGCAGGTATGCCGTATTTCCAAAAATATTTCATCTCTTACCCAAAGATAAGTTATTTGAGAATATTTTCAACGGCTTTTAATAATTTCGGGATTTCTTCAAAATAAGGGCGGTAAAAGAATGGTTGTGGGCGCATGTTCACCTCACGGATGCCACGGCCTTTGAATATTGAGGCTTCATCTCGTAAGCCATCGGGGATAGAAACTAATCCGCCTGTTCCAAACTCTTGGTAGGGTGCATATTCAACCTTATTAAATAAAACCTTGTTCAATGAGCGCGTTATGTCGTATCTGTTACCCGCTTTTAATGTACCATTGTCAACATGGGCGGCTGCTATCTGCTTTGCATTAATCTCAATTACCGCCGCATCCATTTCCCTATTAACACCGTCTTGCAGCTTCTTTTCTGCTTTCTGCAAAGCGGCCAATAGTTTGTCAGTGCCTACAACGGATACGCGGATCATGGTTGATAGTTTAGTTCTTGTTTGGTTAGGGCGTAGTATAGGTTTTGTAGTTCGTGGAGGTATTTGGTTTCTATTATATCAGCACTTCTATCACCGTCAAAATTGTCTAACAATGTTATTCTTGCATCTATACTATTTTTATAAAAATCTATTTGTAATTCTAAACCTTCATTTATAGATTTAATACCTCTTTCAAACCCGCATTTCTCTAATATCTCAGGTGTTAGGGGGATTCCTGTGTAGTTATCTTTAAAAGCCCATTCAAACGATTCTTCACATTCACAATAGACTTGTTCAAATTCCTGTTCTAAACTACCAATAGATAACACCTTTCCATAAATAGGTAAATCTTGTCTTAAACTTAAATTAATCCAATTCCCAATCCGTAAATCTTTAGCGTCTATCATAGTGTTTGTGTTTATAACTTCTTAGTATACATTTCAATCAAATAATATTGAAACCTATTATCAACATTGGTGAGGTTGTTTATCACATAGTCAGCCCCTTGAAACGTGACTATGTAGCTTGCGTCAATGGTTATGCCATAACGAATGTACAAGTAAACAAAGTCTTGGTTAATCAACTGTTCAACTTGTAGCAACCTGGTTTTAGCCTTCGGGTCAGTGCAACACCAAACCTCTGTACCCGCCGTATAAGTGGTTACGCTACCGCCCCTACCATCGGGCGTGCTTATAGGTGCCTTAATGGTGCAACGGTCTTTAAGTGCTGCGGCGGTCAGTTCGCGTGGTGTGTTGCGTATCTTCATAACTATGCTATTAATCCAATCCTACTATACTTTTGACAAATGCTAACAACGGATGCAGGCGCATTCATGATGGCCTCATCACCTCTATTCTCGTACCATGATACTACCATGTTAAGGATGGCAACCTTCAGGTCGCGCGGGATGGTATCTGTGGTATATCCCGCCGTATAAGTAGCAATGTAAATGTCAAACGGTACCGGTACCATTGGGAACGCATTGCCCCTAGTAATCACGGTTGGCACATTGCCGTTAACATCTTCCCAAGTCACCGTACCTGTCACTGGCCCGTAAGGTAGTTCAATACCGCCCTGTGGGTTGCTTAGTGTGGCTACGATAGCCTTTGGCACCAATGACAAGCCCGTAGAGGCTTCTATGTATTCACGGGCCGATTGAATCCACAACCCAAACAGTGCGTTCTGTGTTGCGTCATCCACCTGTACGCGCGCATAGGCTTTCGCCTCGTCAAGTGTCACCGGCTCGGTAGGATAGCCCGTTTCCGTAATGGTGCTAT